CGAATGATGCGGTCGCACCCAATGCCGCCCGAGTAGACAAGCCAATGTCCGATGCTGAGCGAGCAAACTCTTGTATTGCTGCTGCCGAGTCTCCAAAAATTACATTGGCCTTGCTTGCTTCTTCGCCTATAGAAACGGACTCATCAACAAACCCAGCAAGCAGCCGATTGGCTTGGCCGATAGCGGACGAAATTGCTTGAACTGAGCTAATGGCTAACCGCCCAAGCTCAATGTTTTTCAGGACTGAAACGTCCTTGGCCGTCTTCTTGGCCTCCAATCCCAGTTTCTGTAGTTCCACAACGCCGGCGTTAATGCCTTGGGCCATGCCCGCAGCATTCGCCGTCAACTGGAAACCTACTGCTACGTTAGCCATCGTTCTTCTGGTTCAGTGCTGCGGCCAGGGCCTTGAGGTTGTCGACCACTTGCGTCGGGTGCTGCGGCGTCAGTGAGTCGACTGGTATGAAGTCCTGCGGGTCAGGCGGCTTGTGTTTGCTGTACGGGGCCAAGGCTGCCGACATCTGCATGCCGGTCTGCATCCACGAATCATCTAGCGGGCGAAACCACCGGCTGTAGGCAATCCACATGGAGAACTCACGCGAGTCCATGCGGTCGATTTCAGCAAGTGTTTTGTGCAGGTGCCCGGCCAGACGCATCTTGAATTGCAGCGTCGGACGGGCGTTCATTCCCCCGCAAGTTTCTTGATCTCCTCTTCAGTCAGGGCGTTGTGCTTCAGGGCCGCAGCCCACAGCTTGTGCATCACGTCGCTGCTGCGCTTCTTGAGGGCGGCCACGCCTTCCGCCCCCGGATACAGCAGCTCGCCGGCCTGGTCGCAGAGCGTGCGGGACAGGAGCTCTGAGCGAAAGTCAGGGATCGCCTTGCCTTCCGCCTCGAGCAGCTTGAGTTCGTAGGAATCGCGGTCGCCAACGCTCATAAGGCGGATGCACACTTCGCCGCCCAACTCAGGACATGGTACGGTCAGGATCTTTGCGTCGGTCGCTTTGTCGATCTGGTCTCGGGTCAGCGGCATGGCTAGTTGTCCAGGATGTCGAAGGTGTAGGTGTACCGAGCGACGCCGTTGAGTTCAGCGGCGACGCCCACGTCAGTACAGACTGCGGTACACGTCAAGTTCACGCCGCCGCCGGTGATCGTCAGCGAGCCTCGGGTGCCGTACTTCGACGTCAGCGCACCGCCGATCAACTCCACCTGCACCTGGCCAACCTTAGCCGTCCACGTCGTGGAGCGGCCAGCAGAAAAGCCGCCGCCCCAGTTCCACGACAGGGCAGTCACCTCGGCCAATGCGCCGCCGAAGTTTACGGCTACGCCTGTGCTAAACGTCGCCACGGGTGGCCCCCTTGGCGTTACGCCAGCTGGAACTCAGCCGAGCCCCGCACGATGTCGTTAAGGGTCAGCGTGACGCTCGAGCTCTGGCACGTCGCCGTGGCAGAAACAGACACCGGGCCAGTGATCGACAGCGTGCCGGTGGCGTTCTGAGCGATCGGGGCATTACCGATAAACTCAATGCTCACGGTCTTGCCAGTGTCGCCGCCAGGCGTGCCGGTCAGCGGCCGCGAGAGCGAGACCACGCTAGCGCCAGTGGTGAGGCCCAGGTGGCTGGCGTCGATCAGGTCGGTTCCGCCGCCCGTCTCGCCCAGCGAGTAGGTGATGCTGGTGACAGTGTAGGTGGTGCCGCCGAACGAGAAACCAACGCCAGTTGCGTACGTGGCCATGTGCTTTAGGTCTCCTGCCAGGAAACGTCAAAAACCTGCGTGATCTGATACACCGGCGGCAGCTCGCTGCCGTCCAGTTGGACGAAGCCGTCCCGCTCGCTTTCGAGGGCCACGTGCTTCACATCTACACCGTACGCAGAACCGTTCCACCCATCCAGATTCTCCCGCAAAGCGTCAGCGATCTCGCGGGCGGATTCATAGGTGGTGCCGTAGGTGTCGACCTGCACAGAAACCCGTGGCACACCAACGGGCATGGCAAGCGTCTGGTTTCGCTCAATGACCGACCGCTGGTAGACCACAAATGGCAGGGCCGCCGATACCGGGGCCACGATTGGGTACACCCGGAACCCAAGCAGGCGGGCCAGCCGCGGACTGGTCTCGATGCGATGCTTAATGACCTGCTCGGGGGACTTGAGCATCAGATGCCTCCTATGCCGCCGGTTTCCTTCTGGAACTGCCGCACGGCCTTCTGCAGGGCCTTGCGCATCTCAGTGTCTAGTACCGACTGCATCTGCGACCGGGACGATTCCAGGGCCTTCTGGAGCGGCCGGCGGGCGGGCGACGGGCCGACGCTGCCGGTGGCGATAAAGTCCACCGGATACCGGCGGACTCCGTTTTGGAAAAACGGCCCGCGGGTCTTGAATGACGACAGGATGCCCCGGCTATTTGACGGGGCCTCTTTCACTGTCTGGGCCAGCGTGCGAATGCGTCCACCAAGGATGACGCGCCGGCGCTTCGTTCGACGAGTGCGGCCAGGAGTGCGCCGCTGGGTGCCGTACTCGACGAGGTGAGAGTGGTACGCCCGGTTTGGTCCCTTGAGGACGCTGCCGCCAGTAAAAGCCGGAGTGGCCATCTTTTGGCTCTTGGCGTTGGTCGGCCGGCGAAAGCCAATCACAATCACGCCGACCGGGATGCCTCGCTTGTTGTTTGTGTATTCGCGGCTGACGCTAGTGACAGCTGCCAGAAGGTTGCCGGTGACTTCGCCGAGCGAGGCCACATTGCGACGCAGCGCCTGCAGGCCCGGCTCGGCAGCCTTTTTGAGTGCCTTGCGCTGATACTTCTTGGAGATGTCTTCGGGCAACGCCTGCAGGGCGTCCGTGACGTCCTTGAGCGGCTCGGCAGCCAGCAAAGACTTTGCCTTCTTGCCAGTGCCCAGCGCGAACGTCACGACCTGGCGGCCGGCGTAGAGATTGGCCATCAGGGAGTCTCCTGACAGATCAGCTCGTGCTCGCTGCGGTTGTTGTGCTCGAGCAGGCTCACGATCTCCAGCGTGCGGCCACGCCACAACAGCCGCATCTGCTGGCTCAGCCCGGCCACGTATCGCAGCCGCACGCGGTGCGTAATGCTTACCTCGAGCTGCCCGGCCCCAAGGGCCTCGCGTGCCGTCACGCCGTCCACGCTCGCCCACCGCTCCGTGAACGTGGACCAAGCCAGCGTGGTCTCACCCAGAGCGTTGCGGCTTTCAGTGGCCTGCTGGATGGTCACACGCTCACGGAGCTTGCCTGGTTCAAGTGCCATAAATCACGACGGTGTATGAAGCGGTTCCGCCCTTGGTGCGAATGTTGAGGCTGCCGCTCACCGGCACAATCAACTCCTGCGGCGGCTTGTCGCACACGGCAACCCGCCCGCCTGTCGACACCAGGCTCATGTCGGCATACTGGCCCGCACCGGCCAGAATCAGTCCACTGGAGCCCTGCACAGCCATGCGGTCAAAACTAGAAAACGACACCTGAGCCCCGCTTGCGTCACGGTAAGCCAGAGCTCCTCCGAGGTTGGCGATGGTCACCGCAGTCGTTCCGCAGGTGCCGGTGACTACCGCAACCTTGCCGGCCGTGTACTCCGTCGCGCTTTCAAGCGACACGACCTTGAGCGACGCGGTGCCGTCCGTGTCGTGAAACAGCACGTCGACGTTGATGCGGCCTTGTAGCGCCATTAGCGGTAACTCCCCCAGCGGTGGGCGTCGAGCAAGGATTTCACGCCAAACGGAACTTCCGCCAGCGATCCGGCATCAGCAGCCATTCGCTTTTCGTAGAACAGGCCCACAAGCATGAGCACGGCCGACCGGATCGCCGCCGGCACGCTCGATCCGCTGGCCCCGTAGCCGGCCCACCACGTAACGCTGATGGCGTTGTCATCAAGCAGGTGCGGCGGCCACGTCTGGCCGTAAAGCGTCTTGACCGCCCCCGGCGTACTGGCACGGTCGACGCGGTAGCTGGCCGTCGAGTAGGTGGCCGTGGTGCCGTTCTCATACGTGAACGTCAGGGCCACAGCCGTGGCCGTGCCAGTGGAAACCATCGGCGGCCTCGGCAGCTCAATGTCGTGCGTGCCGTCCGGCGGAAACGCATCGAACCGCATCACCCACTGCGTATCCACCAGCGTGCGGTCTAGGTACTGCTCGCACCACTCACGGGCCGCCGTAATCAGGGTGCCGATGTAGGCGTCGTCATCAGACACGTCCACCCGCAGGTGGGCCTTAGCCTCGGCCAGCGTGACTGGTTCAACGGCCGGCGCTGTCTGGCGTGTCAGGCTTCGGTACTGCACGGCGTCCTCGTTTCCTCGGGGTGGCGTCGGCCGTCTCGGCCTGGTGCTCGACGGCTGCCGTCTCGATCAGTTGTCGCTGGCGGTCCTCAACGGCGACGCCTTGCGCCAGCAGCTGCGTGGCGAGCCCGCCCGCCAACTCAACAACCTGCCCAGTGCGGTAGCCTCGCCATGCACGTAGGAACTTCAGTGTCTTCATTCAGCGGCACTCCATGCAGATTCCGGCGGCTTTTGCGTCTGGGTGTACTGGTTGGCCCACTGAAACACGGGCTGGCTCAGATCCTTGCCGGGCCACGTCACGACGTATTCGCCGTGGCCAATGCAGACCCGTGGCGTCACGTAGACCTTGTTGCCGCTTTCTCGCCAGTTCGCCCAGAAATAAATATCAGGGTCGCGGCGGCCATCGTTCCATGAGCCGTCAGGGCTTGGCTTGCACCAGAACCACGGTTTCTTGGCTCGCTTCAGGGCAGCCGTGCTGAGGATGGTGCAGCCGAAGTGGGCGGTGTCAAC